CTTAAGCAGCAGTATAATAGGACGAACGGATGAATTTACTACGTGAACATATGAGTTTTGACCAGGCCAGAATGGTCGTTGAGTCTGCTAACGAAGGCAAAGACCTTTACATGAAAGGTATTTGCATACAAGGCGGTGTTAGAAACGCCAATCAGCGTGTCTATCCTGTACAAGAGATTAGCAGGGCTGTCCAAACTCTTAATGATCAGATAGCCGGCGGATACTCAGTGTGTGGCGAAGTTGATCATCCTGAAGGACTAAACATTAACTTAGATCGTGTAAGTCATATGATCACAGATATGTGGATGGATGGCCCAAACGGTTACGGCAAGTTAAAAATTTTACCAACACCGATGGGATCCCTTGTTAAAACAATGCTAGAAAGCGGCGTTAAACTTGGGGTTTCGTCACGTGGATCTGGAAACGTAAAAGAAGATGGATCCGGCGAAGTATCAGAATTTGAGATAATCACTGTAGATGTTGTTGCTCAACCGAGCGCACCAGGTGCTTATCCTACACCAATTTATGAACACCTAATGAATATGAATGGTGGATACAAGGCAATACTAACTTCTAAGGAAGTTCAAGGCGATAAAAAGGCACAAAAATATATTGCAGAGAGTCTATTTAAAATAATAGACAGGCTCCAATAAAAGGAGAAAATCATGGAAGCTATCAAAGACCTTTTAGAGAGCGATGCAATTACAGAGCAAATGGCATCTGAAATTCAAGAAGCATTTGACGCAAAAGTTCAAGAAAATAAACTTGCTGTTACAGCAGAACTACGTGAGGAGTTTGCTAAGAAATATGAGCACGATAAAGGTGTTATGATCGAAGCAATTGACGCTATGGTATCTGAAAAACTTTCAGAAGAAATGGCAGAATTCCACGAAGATCGTAAGCAACTTGCAGAACAAAAAGCAAAGTATGCTGTAGCAATGAAGGAAAATGCGGATCTAATGTCTCAGTTTGTAACTAAGACACTAGCAAATGAAATTTCAGAACTACACGAAGATCAAAAAACAATGGCAACTAAGTTTTCAGTGTTAGAAGATTTCGTAGTAGAGCAACTTGCATCAGAAATTGCAGAGTTCCAAGAAGATAAAAAGGACCTGGCTGAAACAAAAGTACGTTTAGTACGTGAAGCTAAGGCTCACTTCGAAAAAGTACGTAAGAACTTTATCGAAAGAAGTGCAACAGCAATTGAAAATGTTGTATCTACCGGTCTTAAAGCAGAAATATCTCAATTAAAAGAAGATATTGAAGCGGCTCGCAAAAATGATTTTGGACGTAAGATTTTTGAAGCATTTACATCTGAGTACATGAACTCACATCTAAATGAAAAATCAGAAACTGCAAAACTCTTAAAAATTGTTGACGCAAAAAATAAACAAATTGCAGAAGCAAAAACTTTCGTAACGAAAGCAAAGGAAATTGCAGAAAGCAAAGATGCAGAAGTTAAGCGTCTTGTTGAAGCACAAGAACGTGCTAAAATCATGAGTGAACTTGTTTCACCATTGAGCAAAGACCAAAAAGACATTATGACGGATTTACTGGAAACAGTTCAGACTACAAAACTACGTGAGTCGTTTGACAAGTACCTACCATCAGTTATTGACGGTAAAAGTCCAGCAAAGCAGAAGGCACCACTTACAGAGGCAACAGAAGTAACAGGCAATAGAGAAATTAGTTCAGACAGCAAGCAGATTGACACAAACGTTGTGGACATGAAAAGACTTGCTGGTTTAAATTAAGGAGAAGACAATGTCAGAACTACTAGAAAGTCGCTGGCAGGAGACAAAAGGTGCACTACTTGAAGGCCTAAATGGTAACAAGAAAGCCGTAATGGCGGCAACACTTGAAAATACACGCAAGTATTTGTCAGAGAGTGCAACTTCAGGCGCAACTGCTGCTGGTAACATCGCAACACTAAACCGTGTGATCCTTCCTGTGATCAGACGTGTTATGCCAACCGTTATTGCTAACGAATTGGTAGGCGTTCAGCCAATGACCGGTCCAGTCGGTCAAATTCACACATTACGTGTACGTTATAGTGACGCATTCACAGGTTCCGCAGGTGGAAACACTGTGGCAGGTGAAGAAGCACTATCACCATTTAAGATTGCAGAAGGTTATTCAGGTAACACAGCATCTTCAGATACAGCGGCTGCAACAGGCGCTTTAGAAGGTACTGCTGGTAACAGACTAAGCATTCAGATCTTAAAGCAAACAGTCGAAGCAAAGTCACGTAAACTAAGCGCACGTTGGACATTTGAGTCAGCACAAGACGCTCAGTCACAGCACGGCATCGACGTAGAAGCAGAAATCATGGCAGCACTTGCTCAAGAGATTACTGCTGAGATCGATCAGGAAATCATCCGCAGCCTAACAACTCTTGCAGGTTCAGCGGTTGAAACATACGACCAAGCTGCTGTATCAGGTACAGCAACATTTGTTGGTGACGAACATGCTGCACTAGCAGTTCAAATCAACAGAGTTGCAAACTTGATTGCACAGCGTACACGCAGAGGCGCAGGTAACTGGGCAGTTGTATCACCAACAGTACTAACACTACTACAAAGTGCAACAACATCTGCATTTGCTCGTACAACAGAAGGTACATTTGAAGCACCAACTAACACAAAAATGGTTGGTACACTAAACAACAGTATGAAAGTATATGTAAACACATATGCAGGTAGTGACAATGTTCTAGTTGGCTACAAAGGTACATCAGAATCAGACGCAGCAGCGTTCTACTGCCCATACATTCCATTAATGAGCAGTGGTGTTGTACTAGATCCATCAACATTCGAACCAACAGTGTCATTCATGACACGTTACGGTTATGTAGAACTATCAAACGCAGCATCGTCTTTAGGCAATGCAGCGGATTACCTAGGTCTAGTTGGTGTAACAACAGCATACCTATGCTTCGCGTAAGTTTTAGATTATATATTTTTATGATAGGCCCTACGTGGACTATTTTTTTGTATATACTGTAAGGAGATACTAATGGAAACAGGTACAGT